ATAATCAGAACAACCAAGGGCAGCCGTAACGGAAAGCCCTTTGACAACGCCGAAGAACTCAAGGCTCGCAAGTATCGCTTCAATAAGATGCACGGCCAGGATCCTAACGCCCAGATGAATATCTATGAATTCATTGAGGGGCAATACGAACTACTTGGGGTTCACAAGACTAAAGAACCATTTGAACTATTTATTCCTACTCTAGGGATAATGGTATAACAATAACAATAAAACAAGGACTACTAATGAATAAAGAAAGCATAGAAAAGATTGACCGCAATGTCTGCAAGGATATCCGGTCAGAACTGGATTCTGAGCTAGCCTCCATCGGAGAAAGGCTTGGGGTATCCCTACGTATGGGCGGATGCCAATACTCAAATGATAGTGCTACCTTCAAACTGGAGGTTGAACTCCTGTCGGAGACGGGCAGACCAATATCGAAGGAGGAGAGGTATCTCAATGAGAACCACGAGTTCCTAGGCATACCCAAGGAATGGCTTGGAGCGAAGCTCAAAGACCCAAGGACTGGTAAGCTATACTACCTACGTGGATACAAGTCCCGTGCGCCGAAGCGTCCCTTCATCATCGAGACAGTTGATGGATTCAACCAATTCATAACTACTGAGAAGGGTATCAAACGATTCACAATAGCATAACAATAGAAAGGAAAACAATATGGGAAGATACTACAACGGAGATATAGAAGGAAAGTTCTGGGTTGCTGTGCAACCATCCAATGCCGCCGACCAGTTCGGCGTTGAAGGAATTGCACCAGAATACTTGGACTACAACTTCTACGAAGAAGACATACCTGCCGTTAAATACGGCATCAAGAAGATTGAGGATCGACTGGACTTCAAGAAGGTCAACGGGTTCTTCAATTCTATGGGGAATCAATGGTATAACCAAGACGACGTGGACAAGGCGGGGATTACCGAGGAAGAGATTCGGGACTACGCTGACCTAGCCCTTGGGAAAAAGATTCTCAAGCACCTTGTGGAAAACGGGGACTGCCACTTCACAGCGGAGTGCTGACCCTACCTTATGGTAGCCTACCTTATGGTAGTCAGTTCCTTTGTCAGAAAGTTTTTTATAAAAAAACTATTTACTTAGGGATTGACTACCGATGGAAGACTTCCTTATGGTAGGCCTGACTTTGACACACCTGTCAAGAAAAAAAAATAAATACTAACAGAAAGATAAAATGTGGATACTACCAAAGCAATTACACACATCAGCCTTTGTTCAGGATACGAAGGCATTGGGCTTGGACTCCGAAGAGTTCTCCCAAACCTGCGAGAAATCGCTTTCGTGGAGAGGGAAGGATTCCCTGTCGCGAACCTGGTTGCAAAGATGGAAGCGGGAGAACTGGATTCAGCACCTGTCTTCACGGACGTTAAACAATTCCCATACGGAAAGTTTCGTGGACAAGTGGACATCCTATCTGGCGGATTCCCGTGCCAACCCTTCAGTTGTGCAGGACAGCGTAAAGCAACTGATGACCCCAGACACCTGTTCCCATACATCAGAGATGGAATCAGGGACTGCGAACCTCGAATTGTTTTCCTTGAAAACGTTGGAGGAATCATCTCAGCCAAGACAGGGGACGGAGAATCAGTTCTCAAATATGTCCTCAGAGAATTGGAAGGACTGGGTTACCGAGCAACGGCAGGAATATTCTCAGCGGAAGAAGTCGGCGCACCTCATCAGAGAAAGCGAGTCTTCATCCTTGGGATGGTCAACTCCAATAGTAGGAGATGCTCATCTAGCGAGCAACCCAGAAGCAGCTCAGAAGAGATTAGCGGAGGGCAAATCAACATTGAGCCGTCAAGTGGAAGCCAAGAGTTGGCCAACAGCGAGGACATCGGACGCGGAGGGCGGACGCATCCAGACGGAGATGACGGAGCAGGGCTTCAAGAGCAAGAGGCACAAGAGCAACCAAACCTTCGGAGCGAAACTGCGGGATGCAGTAGAGACTCACGAGGAGAACTGGGCTACTCCGATAGCCAACGATGCGAAGGGGAGCGACTACGCGGGGACGAAGGAGAACCCGAAGGCTCTCTATCTGGGCGGTCAAGTAAAGAACTGGTCAACCCCAACAGTAATGGACACAGCGAACATTCAGAAACCCAGAAAGAAGAATCCATCAGGGGGGCAGAAGCCACCACTATGCCAAGAGGTGAAGAACTGGCCGACAGCAACAGCAAGGGACTGGAAGGGGTGCGGCAATGCAACGACTCGCAAGGATGGGAAACATCGGATAGACAATTTAGAAGCGGTGATCAAATATGGCCATCAAGACCGGGCGAACCTCAATACGAATGGGAAGAGCCAAGAGTCACAGCAGTGGCCGACACCAAGAGCCAACAAGGTTCATCCCCAGATAACGGAGGAGAACCGCGAGCACCTAGCCAATCGCAAGAAGTCCAACCTGGAGGAGGACATAGCGGGTCATTGCGGGAAAGCAACGGGCAAGCTGAATCCGAACTGGGTCGAACATCTGATGGGTCTACCCGTGGGGTGGACGCAACTACCAACCGAGTGGATCGACTTAGACTCCTAGGCAACGGGGTTGTCAATCAGACTGCCGCCAAGGCATTCGTAACTTTAATCCAAAGAGTAAACAATAAATAATACTATGAATAATAAAATTAAACTAGCCATTGAATGGTTTCAAGATAACGATGTTCCTGCATACGAAACCGATGGACACATCTACGTTCAAGCAGGACGGGATGCAGATGTTCAAATATCAACTGCAGAAATTAATTACAGGGCTGAACTTCAAGAGAGCATAAATTAATATGAAGAAAGATGAATACGAACAATTAGTCCAAGGCGGTAAAGATGTTTTCTACTCCGCCGTAATAGTTTGTTGTTGTATCCTCGGAGGCGGGGTTTCAATACTACTAGCAACTTTAATACACAAACTAACACAATGATGAATATAACTAAGAACAACGCATACGAAGTAGTGCAGGAGCTTGAGCACCAAGCTAGGACTTCTGCTACTTTAGCCGACGAGATTGCTTCCGCAATCCAAGTCGTTGAGAACAATGAGCTACCACCAAGGAAGACCAAAGAAGTTTTTAATTACTTCGCTGAGCAGGGGCTAACACATATCTGGCAAGCGGACATCAATGGCGGTATTAACATTTGTGAAATCCACAAGGAAGGGTTCTTTGAACCAATAGTTTCAATGACCTGCGATGGCATCAGCGCGAAGTCACTTCGTCAAGCAATCGAATACGTGATGGATCAGGACGAACTATAATGGCGCACTTCTATGACTGCACCGACGTATCCGATCCTGAGTTCGAGGGTGAAATAACCACCCCTGCTCAGGCTAAGAAGAAAACAAAAGTCTACCCATCCGTTACTACTGTCTTGGGTATAGTCAAGGATGCCTTCCTTGACAGTATTTACAAGCCAAGGATGATTACGTCCCTGGCTCGTGACTTCCCGCATCTAGCGTGGCAGGACATTGAGCGTCTCACATATGGGACAAGAGAGCATCCGATTACTGGTGACACCATTGAGTCCTCGGAGTTCGGCACTACTGTCCACAAGGTTATTGAGGAGCACGTTGATTACGGCTTCCTTTACTCAGACCAACAGCCTGAGTCCAGTGTCTGGGATGAGTGGGCTTTACCTTTCCTTGAATGGATTCAAGCTGAGGGAGTTAAACCAATCGCCTGTGAGAAGATAGTGGCGAGCAATCGAATCAAGATCGCCGGTAGCGTGGACTTCATTGGCCACGATTCCGATGGTCAGTTATTCCTTGCGGACTACAAGTGCAGGACTAACACCAAGGGTAAAGCTAAGACTTATCCCAAGGACTGCCAACAGTTAGCCATTGAATCCTTTATGCTTATGAAGGAACACGGGCTGAATTACTTACCCGCTTGTCGTTCCGTGGTGATTGACTGCGATACAAAGAAGCACCATCACAGGGACTGGAGCGAAAAAGAGATGCAGTTAGGAATAAAGGTAGCGAAGAAATGTGCTGAACTTTACTGGCTGCTCCGTATGAAATGAATCAATACGAGATCACATACAGTATGAACGATATGCCTGAAGGCTACGTGGGAAGAACTTCCAAGTGGGCTAATGATGAGAAGTCCGCACTAAAATATATACTCAAGAAAGCCCCAGAAAAATCTGGACTATGCGTATTCAAACGCGGATCGACCGGGCAGATACTATCAATAAAACAATTAGAATTAGAATGAATGAAAGAATATGACGTATCTTCCTCAAAATAAAATCAAAGAGTTCAGAGATAAGCACAAGCCATTGTGCTGTCCCATCCTGGCCTCGAAGAAAGACGATTGGGTTCTTGATCACGATCACCAGACGGGGATGGTTCGTGGAGTTATATCCAGACAGGCGAACAGTTTACTTGGTAAGGTTGAGAACTTTTATATACGAATGTGCAAAGGAGATAAGGATCAACTGCCCGGTGTGCTTGATGCGATGGCCGCTTACCTCGAACAAGAAACTTTAGATGTCCTGCACCCCGTTGGACTTACGCAACTCACAAAAAAATTTAAAAATTCATTGACAGCAGCCGAGCAGGTTGTTGAATTAAAAGACCTAGGAGCAACCAGGAAAGAACTTGAGTCCTGCTCCAATGAAAAACAGCGATGCGAACTGTATCGTAGACTAACTAAAAAATACTATGAATAAAAACATAAGACAAAAACTACAGGGAGTTCAGTCATCCCTCAAAGCCCCCAAGGGGCAGACTAACAAGTTCGGAGGGTATAAATACCGCTCCTGTGAGGACATCCTTACTGCACTGAAACCTCTGCTCGCTGAGTGGGGTTGCTGTCTAATTATCTCCGACGAGATTGTTGAGAAGGGTGGAAGGTTGTTTGTTGAAGCAACTGCAACTCTTTATGATAACGATAGCTCGGACTCCCTGTCCTCGAAAGGCCCAGCCGAACACGCCGAGACCAAGAAGGGAATGGATCAAGCTCAGATAACTGGCTCCGCTAGTTCTTATGCTCGTAAGTATGCCCTCAATGGACTCTTCGCTATCGACGATACCAAAGACCCCGATGCTACAAACAAGCACGGCAAGGACAAACCTCGCGCAGTTGTTACACCAACTGAATTCTAACCAACCAATAATAATATGGCTGAATACGATAACACAAACACCGGTGCATTCTTCTTGAATGACCGTAAAGATAAACCCAATCATCCTGACTACAACGGGAAGATTGATGTAGAGGGTAAATCCTACTACTTAAAAGGATGGAAGAAGGTCGCTAAAAGTGGTCTTCCTTTTATGTCGCTTGCACTTAACCCAGTTGATGCGCCAGCAAAGAAATCTGCTCCAGCACCAGCTATGGCTAGTGCGCCAACGAGTGATGACTCCCCCTTCTAAGGATGGCTAAACTGGACACCTTATGCGATAAGGCCTGGTGGGATAAGTTTCGTCAGGAAGAAATTGATTCCATCCTAACGATGACCGCCAACAAGAACTCGGATTACACGGGTGGCAAGACTTGCCAGAACCCGTTTGCTAATTTCGATGCTTCTATTGAGTTCGGTGTTCATCCCCTTACAGGTATCTGCATCCGTATGCAGGATAAATTCCAGAGAGCTAAGGCTTTCTGTTCAGATGGATCGCTTCAGGTTGACACCAAGGGCGATCAATCCAAGGACATTTTTCGCGACCTAATTGGCTACTCATTGATAGCCATAGGTATGCTCGAAAGAGAAGAAAAGAAGTAAGTCCTTGTGCTAGAATGCTTGGCTCTCCGCAAATCGGCGGGGGGTTCAAGTGTTCTTAACTTCACAAATATACTAATACAAAATGACAAAAATTAAAGAAGCCGCAGAGGTATCCCTTAACATCCATAACGAAATTGATGCCCTCAAGTTACCCAAAGAAATCAGAATAAAGCACAACGCTTTGGGTCAATTACTACGCGCCCTTTTGTCCACAGTTGAGAATGAATCAAGACGAATTGGAACTACTGGTTCATCGGCAACCACATAATGTCGAAGCGGAGGAAGGATTAATCGCCTCTTGTTTGCTTGAAGAGGATACATCAGTCTATGATTCCGTTACTCAAATCGTCCAGTCGGGCGATTTTTATTTGCAGAGATGCCAACTACTTTTTGAAACAATCGGAGCACTAGCACTTCAAGGTAAGCCCTTGAATGATGTGTCCGTTCTGGAGCATTTAAAGACCCTCAGAGGCGTTGACGAGGTCGGCGGGATAGCCGGGCTACTTGCCATCACGGGAAGGGCTTCTACGCCCTCTCAGGCCAATTACTTTGCGCATATAGTGGCAGAAAAATCAAAGCTCCGTGAGCTTATGCGTTCCTGTAGGCTTGCCGTTGAGGATGTTGAATCCGAGACAAAGGGCTACGATGAGATTCGTTCCGAGCTTGAGAACACCCTTTTAGCTAGACCACTGGACAGCCAATCCAAAGTAAAGATAGGTGAATCCGCCAAGGAGTTACTCAATGATATCGCTAGGATGCAGTCCGGCGAATACGAACCCGATGTAGTAAGGACTCATACCAATAAGTTCGATGACTACCTAGGCAATCGAGGCATCGCCGCTGGCGAAGTTATGACCATTGCCGCACCAACATCCTGTGGTAAGTCCGCCCTGGCCCTATACATTGCGCTACAGGCTGTCACAAAGGACAATCATCACTGCGGTATCTTCTCACTTGAGATGCCACAGAAGCAGTTAACAAAACGGCTGACTCAAGTTATATCTGGAGTGAACATACGAACCGTAGAAGATGACGTGGCAACAGAAGACCAAATGAAAAGGGTCAAGGATACGGTTAATCAGCTTGCTAATTTACCCATATATACATCGCATTCCGTCAGGAGTGCAGACGATCTTTGTAGTCAAACCAGACAGTTCGTGAACAAATACGGAGTAAAGTTACTCGTGATTGATTACTTACAACTGATTCCTTTTTCTTCTAAGATGGGTAAGGCTGAAGGCATAGCTGATATCTCTCACAAGATAAAGCAGATGGCAATTGATTTAAATATTGCCGTTATACTACTCGCTCAGGTCAATCGAGAGGGAGCCAAGAACGGCAAGCTAAGATTGTATGACCTAAAGGATTCCGGGGACATTGAGAACGATGCTGACATCGTGTTACTAATGTATCCGACTGAAGGAGATTTTGAATCCTCAAAGGAGATCGATGACAAAGGACCTTACACAAAAATGTATTACGACATAGCCAAGAACCGAGAAGGGCAGCGGGACATTGGTGGTTTACTAAAATTCTATCACTGCCTAGGGAGATTTGCATAATGACAGAGGCGCAAGTAGCGGAAGAGATAATGAGATTCCATCCTGGAGTCAAGCTAATCAAAGCTGAAGATCAGTTCAGCCCATTTGATTACGAGAGTGACCACTACTTGTTTGAAATTAAATCCAGAAGAAAGGGATACAACCCTTGGATCATTGAGGAGTTAAAGCTGGACACCAACATAGGACTAGCGGAGTCCGCGAAGAAGGACTTCATATACGTGAACGAGTTCGAGGGTTCGCTCTTTATTTGGAATATCTCTAAATTAATAAGAGAGGACTACGACTTCGGATTTCACCACAGGCAGATGCCTTGGCACACGGACTTTGACAGGACTCAAACAGTCAACAAGATGACAGGCTATCTGTTCAACAAGGACGCAACAATCGTTGATACTACTTGCACAAACACTTGACAATTTTATGCCAGAAATATGTATTTATTTCTTGAAATGAATACATTGACAATTTAATAATTAATTTATGCCAATACCAAAAGAAAACATCGAGCGGATTCAAACGCAAATAGAAATGATTCGTCACGAATCCAGGCTACTATCCTACAGGATAGAAAGAATGGAAGACCAACGAAAGTCCTTGCAGGACGAAAAGCGGAAGCTCAAAGAATTTCTTGAATCCAATGATGTATAATATTTGTCTGAGGTAAGCCCAAGGAGTAATCCCGGCGGGTGGTTGTTAGTAGTCCCACCTTCTTTACGCCTCATTCATAGTTAGCCTCACCCCTGTTTTGTGATGATTTCTAGGGGTGGGGCTTTTTTATAGGGAGCTTCTTAGCTTTATAGCATTTACTATAGTATTTAACTGAGCTCTATTTATTTTCTTTGAGCTAACTTCTTGCTTCAGCATTTTAATAGCAAGATCGCGTGGCATCTTTTCAACAAGCTCTATATACTGCTTCGTTTGTTCAAGCCTGTTTCCTTTGATTGAAACAGCTACTGGCATATCCAGAACGATACCCTTCATAGCGGCTAGCTTAACATTTTTAGAAAGCATTGAAGGGAGTGTATTGTATATGTCCTGATTACTTACTTCGAGGGTTCTTAGATTATCTATGTGCTTAATTATTTCTTCAATATTGCTTCTGTAATTATTATTATTCTTCTCATAAACTGATGCTATATCATCCGCCCTACGAGCCTCTGCGGAATACTGATTTCTAATCCCCCTGATTGCCTTCAGAGCGTTATTAAATTTTCTACCCGCACCCTCAGTAAAAGAAGTATTAAATTTTCTTTCGCCCAATAAGTATCTAGCACCTTTTTCTCCTGCGGTTCTGTCATCCCATCTCTGAATATCCCTAACAAATCCGGGCTTAAAACTTTCTGTTACATAAAAAGTTGCTTGGTCGATCACGTTGTCCAGCCTATTTGCGGACTTACCTATTCTTTCACCAGTATCTGGGTCAATGTTCTGAATAGCATTGAAGAAGTTCTTTGCGTTGATTGTTCCCTTTCCAAAAAACTTATCAGAGAGTGCGCCAAAGATTCCAGACGCGGCTTCGGTATAACTTCCAGTGCCTAATCCTGCCTCAAAGATTGAGGTCAAATCAGCTATTGGCATCCTGTATCCCATATTGACTAGACCCACCTTCTGATCACCTAAGTCCTGTATAACCAACGCGCTGGTATCATCCCAGTCATAAGCAACTGTTTCTTTTATGGCCCTTACTTTCTCATTATCAAAACCATTTCTTTTGTTGTAAGCGGCTATACCAAATGAAGCAGCCCCTATGGTTCCGGACAGAAACGCCAGCCTCTTAATGCCCTCAAGGAAGGCTCCACCTTGGTTGACATTTACCCCGTATTCACTCTTCATTTTGCTAGCAAAAGAACCATTAATAAGGGACTTTCCTAGTCTAGCTTGATTGAAGGTAGTCCTTGTGAATTCCAGAAGGAATGATACGAACTCATTTAGTATACCCAGCCTGGATAAATATCTAAGCGAAGGAGATATACGATCATAGTTCTGATAAGTTGAGTTAGTTAAATCAGCCGCGAGCCTATTGAAGGTTGCGGGATCCAGGTAGTTCAAACTC